ACGTGGTTACCAATGCTCTTGCTCGCAGTACCATGCGTATCATGGGCCCCAAGTACATGACAGCCGGCATGGGCGATGCAGGTGCTTGTCATCCTCGCGACAACATTGCTCTGCGTTGGTTGGCCGAAGAATACGAGATCGGTTATGATCTGTTTGACACAGTGATGCATGCCAGAGAACTACAGGCTCGCAATTTGGCCTTGTACCTGGTAGAGCAGGCCAAGTTGTTGAACTTGCCAATTGTGATTCACGGCAAGGCCTACAAGCCGGATGTGGAATACTGCATTGGCAGTTACAGTACCTTGGTTGGACACTATGTCAAGGAAGCTGGTCACTCAGTGGTTTACGTGGATCCCTTGGCCGATGACGCCACAGATGTTGTTGCCGCTGTTGATACCGCAGCAGTGTTTTTATGGGCACACAACCGTAAGATCACTTATGAATACACCGGTGACCAAACTGATACACAACCCTACTGTGACATCAAGAGTGGTAGCATAATTGTTGATCCATGGCGTAAACTTTCAACTGCCCGTAAGGATATTGTGATAATTCAATACGGCAATACAAGACCAAGTCTATAATGGGAATATTTGATCGCTTTCGAAAGAAGCCAACCACGATTAAAATTACAGAAACACCCAAGCCCAAAAAGCCCAAGGTAGTCAAGCCTCCAGAAAAGACTGCCAAAGAACTGGCCACTGAATCTGGCCAGCCTTGGTTTGATGTTGTGTCTATGGAAATAGATCCTGAAAATATTCATGCTGGTGCTTTTGAGTTTGACTGGAATGAAAAAATGATTGCTGATTTGATACGTCACGGCTACATGATGAAAAAAGACGACACTGATGCTGACATAGTGGATCGTTATTTTCAAAATGTATGTCGTCATGTGGTGCTTGAGACCTGGGAACAGGAGCAGGCCATGAACGGCAATCGAATTATTCGTAGCAAGGACATTGGCAACGGTCGCAGTGAGGTGTCATGATACTTTATGTAAATGGTGACAGCCATGCCGCAGCGGCCGAAGCAGTCAACAACTATGCATTTGCCGAAGATGATCCAGCTTACTTTTTTTCTGGGCGCAGACCACATCCTGACAATCTTGTAGTCAGCTGGGCTCGACAACTGAGTCGTACCTTGAATGCCGCACTGCATTTGGATGCCGAAAGTGCCAGTAGTAACGCCAGGATCATTCGCACCACACGGGTTTGGTTGGCTGCTCGTGCTGATGCAGTACAGGATATCCTGGTAATCATACAGTGGAGTACCTGGGAAAGAGAAGAATGGTTGATTGACGATACCTATTATCAAGTCAATGCATCTGGAATTGATCAGGTGCCAGAAAGCCATCAACAGCAGTACAAACAATTTGTGGCTGCAATAGATTGGAAATCAAAAACCCAACAGGCACATGATGAAATCTGGGCATTTCATCAAGAACTTGAAAAACAAGGTATTCGGCATATATTTGTCAATGGCAACACTGATTTTGCCAAAATTGACAAAAAGAAATCTTGGGGAACTGACTATATTGGCCCATACGATCCTGCTCTGACCTACGATGCTGTTGTACGAGCACAAGGAATCGAAACAACAGCACCCAATTCATGCCATTTTGGCAAAGATGGCCATAGTGTTTTCCATCGTTTTATGTTACAATACATTATCAAAAACAAATATATCTAAGGTGGTGCCGTATGCGTTATGTGTTGATTGATACAGCCAACATGTTTTTTAGAGCCAGACATGGTGCTTTTAGAGCATCTGATACCTGGGAAAAAATTGGATTCGCCTTGCACATTACCTTGATGGCGGCCAACAAAGTGGCCAGAAGATTTGAAGCAGATCATGTGGTGTTTGCGTTGGAAGGACGCAGTTGGCGCAAAGATTACTACCAGCCCTACAAGGCCAATCGTGCTGTGGCCCGCGCCGCACTCACAGAAAAAGAGCAAGAAGAAGATGCCATGTTCTGGGAAACCTACGATAACCTGACCAAATTTCTGTCAGAACGAACCAACTGTAGTGTTGTACGGTGCCCCACTGCCGAAGCTGATGATATCATAGCAAGATGGATTGCCTTGCACCCACAGGACGAACATGTGGTCATCAGCAGTGACACTGATTTTGTACAACTGTTGGCTGCCAATGTCAAGCAGTACAACGGTATCACAGACGAGCTATTGACCACGGAAGGAATATTTGATGCCAAAGGCGACCCGGTTATCGATAAAAAAACAAAACAAGCTAAAACGATCCCTGATCCGGCGTGGCTTTTGTTTGAAAAATGCATGCGGGGAGATAGTAGCGACAATGTGTTTAGCGCCTTTCCGGGTGTCAGGACAAAAGGCACGAAAAACCGTGTCGGGCTTCAAGAAGCCTGGGCAGACAAGAACAAAAAAGGCTACAACTGGAACAACATGATGTTGCAACGCTGGGTAGACCCTGACGGTGTAGAGCACAGAGTCTTGGATGATTACGAACGCAACACTGTGTTGATTGACTTGACTGCACAGCCTGAAGATGTTAAACTAACAGTGGACACTGCCATACGTGAACAGATCAGTCACAAGGATGTGGGACAAGTGGGCGTGAGATTCATGCAGTTCTGTGGCAAGTATGAATTGAACAAGTGTAGTGAGAGTGCTGAACATTTTGGACGTTGGATGAATCTGACCTATGCAGGAGTGTTGGAATGAAACTGTTGTTGTCTATTTCTGCGTTTGTGACTGGGATCATGATTGTTTTTGTCTCTCTCATGCATGTGATAGAATCCAACACTGTTATTGTAAGGTATGATTGTAGACAGTTGATTGGTGGCTGGCACCCAGATGTGCCCGCGGCTGTGCAAGAACAATGTAACTCAAGGAGAACTGATGCTGGTAGCAAAACCCGTAATTGACAAAAAGTTTTGGATATTACAAAAAGACAATGAAAAAATTGGCAACGTAGAAGCCTGTGCTGGCGGATATCAGGTACGGATAAACAACCAGATATCTCAATACAAAACTATCAAAATGGTTGAACAACGCACTGGTGTGCGGTTTGACCCGCCTATGATTCGCACACGACCCAGGTCTGTGTCGGTTCATTCAGTGCATGGGTATCCCACTGTGGGCCGAGTGCATAACCCAGTATGGGACGTGCCACATGCCTTGCCCTTGTACACCAAAACAGTCAAGAGTCGCAGTTGGTTTGCAGCCGGCTGGTATTCGGTCAAGAAAGGTCGCAAGTGGCGTACCGTGCAGGACCCAAAACTCATAGTGTTACAACGCTATCCATATCATGGACCATTTTTCAGCTCACAGGAGGTTTCACATGTCTAACCCATTTCAAGATCAGGCCAATTTTATGCAAGCCTGCTCGCAAACCGTAGGTGTTGAAAATCGTGATCAGTACGCACTGTACCTTGATCTGATTCGCGAAGAAGTACAAGAACTCGAAGACAGTCGTCATCCGGTATCAGACCTTGACGCCTTGATTGACATTCTTGTGGTCACCATAGGTGCCATACACAGCATGGGTGCCGATGCCGAAGGTGCCTGGAACGAAGTCATGCGCAGCAACTTTGACAAAATTGATCCTGAATCAGGCCTGGTGCTCAAACGCGACGACGGCAAGGTACTCAAGCCAGCAGGATGGACTGCACCTGAGTTGGACCCATACTTGAACGAGGTTCACCGGTGAGCCTACACATAGATCGTTTTATTGACAAGGTACAGGGAGACAGAGCCCGCGGTGCTCGTGTTACCATATTGGACCCAAAAGAAGCCAGTGATCTCTTGGCCGATATCACTCGCTTGTTGCTACAGCTGGAAACCTTGCGTACTGCCCAGACCACAGAACCAACTGTGACAGTGGCCATGTCAGGCGGCAGTTATTGATGTTGGCGTATTACAGCTATAAATAATATATTATGAGCCGTCCCAAACCTGTTGTGCTGACCGAAATTGCAAACCGTACTACCTACAAAACTGAACAGGTATTGGCCAGTGACGGAGTATGGGCAGTGTTTTATGACAGCAAACCTATCAATCTCAAAACCAGTAATCTGTTGTCGCAGTATCCAGGACCCAAGTACAAAAAAGTAAGTTTCAGCAATCCCGGGCATGCCATCAACTTGGCCAAAAAACTCAACCTACAGTTCAAAACCACCAAGTTCAGTGTGGTGGTGCTGACTCAGGGCGATAAAATTTTTCCTTGATGTGCGCAATTGTAGACAACAACTCACCCAGGAACTGGTCAGTAGATTAGACACTGATCATTCAGTCACAGTGGATATTGCCATGAAAACCTGGTGGCACAACATTCGTGCCACTGGCGGGTTCAGACTCACTGTCAAAGGATACCAAATGCTGGTTCAGGTCCTGAAGCTGGAACACTATCGGTTTGAGCATGCCACTCCCTGGGTGTTTGCTAACACCTTGTTGGAAATGGATAGAAAAATACAGTCACCCTACTATATTCAGCACCCAACGCCGGGATGCAAATCAGTTGTGGTGATATTTGGCAGTGCCGAAGCAGTAATGATTTCGTTGTACGGAGATTTCAAACGATGGCTTGACAATTATGAGCCATAGTGTTACAATAGTTACTTGGGCCTGACGCCGTATTGGTTGCAGGCAGTCGACTCATAATCGACCAGCGAAAGCTCACTGTGGGTTCAAATCCCTCCAGGCCCACCAAGAATAGGTATAAGTAAAAGAATTGTTGTAATTCCTTGGTAGCAAAGGCATTGCGGACGTGGGTTCGATTCCCACCAGGTCCACCATAAAGAATATTGCACAGGTTTTTGCGGATGGCGACATCCAACACAATTCAGCAGTGTTCTTTATAATGGGCCTGACCTGGTTTCGACGTGGTGAGATAGTGAACAAGGCAACACAGTAGGCGATGACTGTAAATCAAGCAAATCTCGTAAATGCAACCGCATCTACAGGCGAAGTAACTGTAAAAGCAAACAAAGGAATTCGTTTCTCTGCTCGCTCTACAGCAAAAGCCGAAGCATTTGCAGTTTAATCACTGCATAGGGTAGGAAATACCTCGTAACAGAAATTACCAGAAGGGCCTTCGGGCCCTTTCTTTTTGAGCTGATTTGGTGGTTGACAAACTGGTCAAACTCAATTATAATTGTATTACACTAACCAAAAAGGAACATGATGTTAAACACGATTGTCACGATTATTCTTTATGCCGCCTGCGCTGTGGGCATTTTGGCCACTGTATTTGCCTTGTGGATTGTTGGAAGGATTGAACAATGACCCAACAAATAGTTGAAAGAGCTCAACGGGCCGGTATAATTGCCCTGTCAGAAACAGCAGTTGCGCCCACTGTGGAGCATTTTGCCAGACTGATTGCCATTGACGTACTGGGATGTTACCAGGCCATTGATCATGGTAACCGGGTCGAAGGCACCAACAATTTTGTCAAGGCCATAGTAAAAAGATACGGATTGGATAAAAAATGAGCAAACCCAAACACTACCAATGGATTGACGGTGAGACTGCTGATCGCATTACCAGTCTCAGATTGAAGGATTATTGTGCCAGTCTTAAAAAAGATCTAAAACAGTGGTGGAAGAATCCCAAAACTGACACCAACCCCGACGGGTATTGGTTGCATCCAGATGATGTTGCTGGTCATATTCGTACCATAGCAGCATTGGATTTAATTATTGGTCATTTTCCAGAAACACCAGAGCCGAACAAATGACCACAACTGTGCTGATTCCTCGCGGTGG